CGCGACTGCCCGCAGCGTACCACATGGTTCACGTGGTGCTGGGGCAGTTTATCTTTCCCCCGGCACACCAACCGGGGAATTTATGAACATTCGTGAGAAGGCGCGTGAGTTGAAGGCTCAGTGCGAAGAGCTTTTGGGCACCGCCGAATCCGAGGACCGCACCCTGAGCGAAGACGAGCAGAAGAAGTATGATGCGAAGTTCGTCGACCTCGAGAGTGCGCTGGCGCAGATCCGTCGCGCCGACGAGCTTGCGGTAGTTAGCGCAGGGCTTGCAGAACCATCGACGCCATCAGTGGGACCGACGGCGGCACTGGAGCTGGAGCAGACACGCGAGGAGACGGCAGATATAGTCGTCGGCCACGACCGTGCTGTTGCCAAAGGGTTCGACAACATTGGTGAGCAGCTTCAAGCCATTGCTCATGCATCACATCCAGAAAGCCGATTTGAGAACATTGATCACAGGCTCCATTATTTGCAGGAACGTGGAGGCAATCCGGCTGGCGAGATCCGGCAGTCTGGTGCCAGCGAGTCCGTCGCCTCGAAGGGAGGCTACCTCGTCCAGAAGGACTTCAACGACGCCATCGTCGAGAGGGTCTACTCTACAGGCGAGGTGGCATCCAGAGTCACGCGACAGGCCATCGGGCCCAACGCGAACGGACTCAAATTCAACATCATCGACGAGTCCAGCAGGGCCGCAGGATCACGGTGGGGAGGGGTGAGAGCCTACTGGGTAGCGGAAGCCGGAGCACTGACAAGCTCAGAGCCGACATTCGCGCAGATCGAACTGACCTTGAAGAAGGTCGCAGCGCTCTTCTACGCGACCGAGGAACTCCTCATGGACCAGACCGCACTAGCGGGCTTGGTCGAGCGAGTAGTCCCCGAGGAGATCATGTTCAAGGTTGAGGACGCGATCATCGACGGAAGCGGAAGCGGCCAGCCACTCGGCATCAGCAACAGCGCTGCCGTGGTCTCGCAGGCGAAGGTGGGATCTCAGACGGCGACCACGATCAACGCCACCAACGTAGAGGCGATGTGGTCTAGGCTCTGGGGGCCGAGCAGGGCGAACGCAGTGTGGCTCATCAATCAGGACGCCGAGCCTCAGCTGACTGCGCTTGCCGACGCCAACGGCAACGCGATTTACCTTCCACCGGGAGGGCTGTCCGACACGCCCTACTCGCGGCTGTACAATCGTCCAGTGCTGATGTCCGAATACTGCGCCACGCTTGGCACGGTAGGGGACATCCAACTTCTGGACCTGTCTCAGTATTTCCTGATCGACAAGGGTAGCGTCCGAGGCGATAGCTCGATGTCAGTCCGCTTCCTTTATGACGAGAGAGCCTTCCGGTGGATGTACAGAGTCGATGGTCAGCCTAGCTGGAATTCGGCATTAACGCCGCTCAACGGGTCGAACACTCTTTCACCATTCATCAACCTCGCAACTAGGAGCTAGAAGATTATGGCGGCTCAAGGATTTTCAATCGGCGAGGGGCAAGGCCACTTGGTGCTCGGTGTAGCTCCCGTCGACATTGACGCTGGAGCGCAGACATCTGATGCGTTTTCGATGGCGAACTACTCCCACGCTTCTATCATCATCGCGTTGGGCGTGACGGGTGCGGCCAGTACGGTCACAGTCAAGGAGAACACGGCGGCTGACGGGAGTGGTGCGACTGCTATCGCCTTCTCGTATTACGGCGAGGCGACTGCTGGCGGAGACACGACGGGCGCGAGAACAGCCGCGACCAGTTCAGGCTTCGCGACAGCCACGACGGACGGCATCTTCTACATCATCGAACTCGACGCCACTGAGCTATCTGATGGCTCTGAGTGGGTGACGGTTCATATGTCCGATCCCGGTGCGGCGACGTTTGGCTCAATCGTCGTAGTGCTCTCAGGTGCTCGGTACGCCGAGGTCGAGGCCCCAACGGCCATCGCCTAACGTACCATCGACAATGACTGGCGGGGGGGGCTTAAAATCCCCCCGTCAGGTATTGCTCAACTGAGGGAGGATTGCACATGGGGATAGCGATTGTACGGCTCGACGGGCCTACCGCTGGTCAGGTCTATGTCGAGAGGGACGACCTCGCGGAGGCGATGATCTCTACGGGTCAAGCGGAGCGAGCGACGTTTGGCGAGCACAATGTGTCGTCGCCTGCCGCGCCAGAGACGCCAGAGTCGTCGAAGCCTGTTGGCAAGCTGACTCTGGCAGAACTCAAAGCCGAAGCCAAGAGGCGGGGCGTTGCCGTCAGCGGTAGCGGGAAGGGCGGCTCTATCCTCAAGCGCGATCTCGTCGATGCGCTGACCTAATGCATCAGCAGACGCCGTGGAACCGCATCGTCACGACGACGGCGGCAGTCACTGAGCCTGTCAGCCTTGACCGTGTGAAGCGGAGCCTGGGCCTTGATAACGTGCGCGACTTCGATACCACGTTGCAGGAGCTTATCAAGAGCGCGGCGAACGCCGTGTCGAACGACCTCGGCAGGGCGCTGGTCACCACGGTCTATACCCTGCACCTCGACCGCTGGCCGGGGCGCGAGATCCAACTTCCCTATCCGCCGCTCATCTCAGTGGACAGCGTAAAATATTACGGAGATGTAACCGAGACCCTAGACACTTTCAGCAGTGGGAGCTACACGGTCTCGACGGGCGGCGATCCAGGCATCATCTGGCTTAACGAGGACAAGGACTGGCCCGAACTAATGGATAGACCCAGCCCCGTTGAGGTCCAGTTCCAGGCGGGCTTCGGTGCGGACACTGACGACGTGCCCGCCGCCATCCAGGCCGCAGTCTGTATGACCGCCGCATACTTCTTCGATCAGCCGTTGCCAGTCGTCCAAGGCAGTGTGAGCGAGCTACCGCTGGGCGTGAGCAGGCTCATCGACTCTGAACGCTTCCAGAGGTATTAGGGGATGGCTAAACGCAAGAGCCGCCTCCGCACCAAGCTGATGTTCCAGTACGACTCGCGAAGCAAGGACACGGACGGCTTCGAGACCGCTGACTGGGACGATAAGGGAGAGAGGTTCTGTCAGGTCGAGCCCTTACAGGGCAGGGAGTACTGGGACGCCCACGCAGTGCTTGGGAGCCAGGGCCTCAAGGTCCGCACCCACTACGACACGGTGATCAAAGACGTGGAGCCGGATCGCTGGCGGATGAAGAACGGATCGACAATCTACGACATCGTGTCGATGATCAACGTCGATGAGGAGAACCGCTGGCTCGATTTCCTCTGCACCACGGGCACCGGGGTATTGGACTGATGGCCAAGAACTACAGGGTCGAGATAGAGGGCGACGAGGAGTTGATTCGGAAGCTCAACAAGATGTCGAAGGGGTTCCGTAGCAAGGCACTGCTCCACGCAGTGACGCAGGGTGCGGAGATCATAGAGCGCGAAGCCAAGGCACGGGCTCCAGTCAGGACCGGGCTCCTGCGCCGTGCCATTACGACCATCAAGCTGAAGGAGACCAACAAGCTCGCGAAGGTGGCCGTGGGCTGGCGCTACAGCAAGGCGTCCCAGTTCCCTGCCTTCTACGGCATCATGCAGGAGAAGGGCACCAAGCCTCGGAAGCGTAAGACATGGCGCAAGAAACCACTAGAGACAGGTCCAGTGAGTACGGGCACAGGCCCACAACGCTCGTTCCTGATCCCCGCATACCATAGCAAGCGCGGACAGGCGCAGAGGAAGATCAAAGTCGAACTGAGTCGCCTGATCCGAAAAGCAGTGAAGAAGGGGATGTAATGGCAAACCAGATCGAGGACGTGATCTACTCGCGACTGCAAGCGACATCGGCGGTGACCGATCTCGTATCGACCAGGGTCTATCCGGTGCGTCGGCCAGCAGATGCCAGCTTGCCGCTCATTGTGTTCGACCGGATGAGCGAGTTTGTTCCTCTGGCGATGGTATCGGACCCCGGCAACGTGATTGCCCGCTTCCGCTTTAGTTGCCAAGCGGACACGCCGGAGAACGCTCGGACCTTGGCGGCTACCGTGAAGGCGTCTATCGGCTATTATGCGGACAGCACGACCACGCCAGTGGTCGACGGGTGCTGGCCGGAGAGCGGCTTCGAGGAGTTCGATCTGGCGGCTGACTTGTTCACCGTCGAGAAAGACTTCAGCATCGCATATAGGGAGTAAGTCATGGCGACATTCGTACAGACTAACGTGGGGCTCTACTACGGAGGCTACAGCCTAGCCTCGAGCTTCAATGCGATAGCGTTGAACCTCGGGAACAGTCCTCAAGATAATACAGTTTATGGAGACACCTTCGTCTCTAACGCCGCTGGCCTGTCGTCTGTGACATTAGAAGCGGAGGGCTTCTGGGAGAGCGCGACCGACGTAGTGCTTCAGGCGAGCTTAGGCTCCGACGACACGGTTGTTAGCGTGACTCCAGTGGATCAGGCGGCAGGCTCTCCTTCTATCTTCAGCAAGTTTACCGCCTCGACCTACAACCCCATCAGCACGGGTACGGTGGGGAGCATGATGGGGTTCTCACTCAGTACAGAGGGGCGCGGCGAGAAGAGCGTGTCGGGCGAGATACTCGTGATCCCGGCGACGTATACGTCATCGTCTGAGTCAGCGACCAATGCCAGCATCGGGGCAGTGAGCGCCACGCAGTCGATCTACTCGGCGCTCCACGTTACTGCCGCGAGCGGAACGCTCGATGTCATCGTTGAGAGCGCACCGTCCAATTGGTCGAGCGAGGCGACTGAGATCACGCATACTCAGTTCACTGCTATCGGAGCGGAACTGAAATCTAAAGCTGGTGCGAACACCGACGCCTACTGGCGCGTCAAATACACCATATCGGGAAGTTTCGATTTCATAGTATCCCTCGGCATAATTTAGGAGACCAAGATGGCTACCTTTGTACTGTACGACGCGAGCCTCACTGTGGCGGGGGTCGATCTTAGTGATCACGTTCGCTCTGTCACTGTGGATGCAGGCCAGAACCTTGTAGACGATACGGCGATGGGTGATGCATTCGTCAGCAATGCGGCAGGGCTCGCAACGTGGAGCGTATCGGTCGAGTTCCTTCAAGACTACGCAAGCTCGAAAGTAGATGCGACGCTAGAGCCCTTATTAGGCATAGGGAATACCGCCGCCTTAGTTGTGAAGCCAGCGAGCGGATCGGTGAGTTCGACGAACCCGAGCTACAGCGGCACGGGCATCCTCGAGTCCTACAACCCCATCGGCGGTGCGGTTGGCGATCAGTCGATGGCATCGGCCACGTTCCAGTCGGCGTCGGCGTTGACCAGAGCCACCTCGTAGTATGCAACACCAAGTCCCTCCCTTCACAGAAAGGCAGTCCAATGGTTCTATCCAAAGAGCAGATTCTTCAAGCAGATGATCTTAAGACAGAGACGGTAGAGGTTCCCGAGTGGGATGGGGAGGTGCTCCTCCGCGAGTTGCGTGGCCGAGAGCGCGATGCGTTCGAGGAGGGCTCGATGGATAAGCAGCGCAACGTCACGATGACGAATATGAGGGCTCGCCTAGTCGCGCTGAGTGCGATCAACGAGGAGGGCGAGCGGTTGTTCTCAGCCAAGGAGGCCAACGAGTTGGGCAACAAAAGCGCCACAGCACTCAACCGATTGTTCGAGGTCTGTTGCAGGCTCTCGGGCATCACCAGTGATGACGTGGACAAGCTCGAGGGAAACTCCGATCCCCATCAAGACGCGAACGGCGAATCTGGTTCGACCTCGCTGAACTGATGGGGATTCCAGTGGGTGAGTTACAGGACCGGATGTCCAGTTCCGAGTTCGCGGAATGGGTCGCCAGGAGCCGTATCAAGGCAGAGGAGCAGGAGCAGGCAGAGATGATCGCTAGAGTCGACCAGAAGATGAAGCGCCGATGATTATCTCGGAGATGAACGTCAAGCTCACGGCGTCCACGTCAGGCTTCGCCAAGGCGATGGACAAGGCTGGCGACAAGACAAAGAACTTCCGCAAGGGAGCGGGCAAGGTCGCCGGATCAATGAAGGCGTTCGGGATACAGGCGGCGGCGGCGGCGGCGGTTGTGTCTGGGCTAGTGTGGGGTGCTAAGAAGATTTTCGACCTTGGTGCCAGCATCCAGGAAACAGGCTCGAAGTTCAATACTGTGTTCGGGACCGAGGCGAGTGCCCAGGTGTCGGCGTTCCTCGACAACTTCGCCAACAAGGCTGGCCTGACGACGAACGAAGCGAAGGGGCTGGTGGCGACCACCGGAGCCATCGCTCAAGGGTTGGGCTTCACCCAGAAAGCCTCCGGTGATATGGCTATCGAGATCACCAAGCTGGCTGGTGACCTAAGCAGTTTCAATAATCTTCCTACCGAACAGGTCTTGGCGGGCATCAATAGTGCCCTTACAGGCGAGCGAGAGCAGATGAAAGCGCTCGGCATCGTCGTCCAAGAGGCTGATGTCCAGGCCCGAGCGTTCGCGAACACTGGCAAGACCGTAGCTAAGGCGCTCACCCAGCAGGAGAAGGCTACTGCCACGCTCCAGATCATCACCGAGAAGGCGGGCTCTGCGGTAGGTGACTTGGACCGCACCAGCGGGTCAGCGGCGAACGTGTTCAAGAGGTTGAAGGCGCGGTTCTTGGAGATTCGCGATGCGATAGCTACCGCCCTGATGCCAGCGTTTAAGCACATCCTTACGGGGATCGAGAACAGCGAAGGAGCCCTTCAGACCTTCAAGCAGGGCATCATCGACAATACCGGAGTCATCAGCGCGTGGGCCATCGTCGCGATTGAGGCGTTCAAGATGGTGGGAACGATACTCGCGGTCCCGGTCAGACTCGTGAAGAACATGGCGGATCAGCTAATAGTGGCGTGGAAGCTCTTGAAGAGCATCGCGACGCTAAACTGGGAAGGGGTCACCGATGCACTGCTTGACTACTGGGGGAATATCAAGGATGTCGGTGACACGTTCGCGGATGTCTTTGTCGCCGGAGTGGATGTCGTCAAGGCAATCGGGAACGCAGTTAGCGGTGCAAATAAAGAGTTCGTTGCGTTACAGGAGCAGGTCAACAATACGGGGGCGGCTCTAGAGTTGCTGACTCCTCCAATCAGTGAGCAGCTTGCGGCTCTAGGGCCTGTGATTAAGCGTACAGTGGGAGACCTAGCTTTGCTGACTCCTCCGATTGTGGATCTAGGGGCTGCGATTAGGAGGGCTAGCGCGGAGGACTTAAAGTTGCTGACTCCTCCGATAGACGATGCCGCCAAGAGCGTTGTCGACCTAAGCGAGACTATGGCGAAACTGGGCGAGGGATTCGCCGGGAACTTCGTGGACCGGATGGCTACCGCCGCACAGGGCGGCAAGGACGCCTTCAAGGGTTACTTCGCGTATATGAAGCAACAGCTCATAGCACTGGCAATGAAAGCCTTGCTGTTCAAGCTCATCATGGGCGTAGCTGGCAAGTTCGGCCTCGACCTCGGTGGCTTCGCCACGTCGATGACGGGCTTCAGTCCTGCCACGAGCGGTGCCTCTGGAGACACGGGTGCGGGTGCGCCGGGAGCAGGCACACCGATCCTCTCCGGTCATGCGGCGCGGGCTTCCGGGGGCGGCACTATAGTGAACCAGAACATCAACTTCAGCGTCTCGGCGATTGATGGCAGGGACGCCGCCCGATTCATCAAGGAACAGGGATCGACCATTGCGGAGGTGATCGCGACTGCCGCGAAGGACTCGACCGCATATCGTCGCCAGCTTCAGGGCGCGTAGCACGTGGCGGCCTTTCCTCGCACGGTGCCCCCGGCCAGAGTCACCTACCCCAAGGTCATAGGCTCATTGATTAGTGTAGGTCAGTCGGGAGCACTTCAGACGCGCTCAGAGGCAGCTCAAGGGCGAACGTGGCAGGAGGCGTGGCCTGCACTGGCCGCCGGAAGCGCGGACGTGCAGGCGCTCATTACGACAATTGAGAACCTGTACAACACCGGGGCAACGTGTACGCTCACGCACTACTTGTTGCCGGGTTCCGGGTTGGCTGCGAACGGTGCGGGTGGCGGGACGCCGCGAGTGAATGGCGGGAGTGAGGCCGGGACAACCGTGGACACTGATGGTTGGAGCGCGAGCGTCACCGGAGCGATGAAGGCTGGGGACTGCTTCACGATAGCTAATGTGGATGTGCTGTTTCGCGTGACCGCCGACGTTAACTCCAATGGAAGCGGCGTCGCGACGTTAGCCATTGAGCCGCCTATCCTCGCGGGCAGTCCGCCT